CAACTATCGTAAAAATATAACAAAATAAAAGAAGTAGGAACAACACCACACACCGAAAGAAATAAAGCAAATTTAACCGATGTAATGTAGTAAGTTATAATTGAAGCAATCGTAAAAGCTATAATTAAAGCGGTAAAAAATAACTTCAAAATAAATAAAAAGGATTTTAATAAGTTTGTCATGATAAAAAGTTTTAAAGGTTGTTTTTAATAATCTAAATATATGATTCTATCTGTTTGAGGTATTGGCAAAACTATTGTTTGCTCCTCAAGTTCCTCAACACTACTCAAATCATATTCCTCCAATGCTTCATGTATTGTACATTCCATAAAATCAATACATATACCAATGGGATCAAAATCAATTTCAATTTCAGTTTCATTTTCGTATTCCTCAAAATATTCCCACAATACACGCAAACCCTCAAAACTAAAATTTTCAGGACGTATATCTAAAAAAGCGTTTCTAAAATCATAAAAATCAATTGTCTTTTTCATTTTAATAAGTTTTATAGGTTTTTAATAAATTTTATCGGTAAAACACTTGTAAGTATTCTTGTGAAAATTTTATATAAGGTAAAATAATTGTACTTAAAAAATCATTAATGCACTCGTATTCACTTTTATTTTGCTGTGAATATTCGCTGTTATGATATTCTTCAATATAAAATTTTATATCATCATAGACTTGATCGTATTCAAAATAACAGTATTTGTTAAGTTGAACCATAAACAGTTGGCTAAATAAAAATTCAAAATAAGTCATTTTAATTAGTTTTTAAAGTTTTTAAATATTCTCTTAATTTAATCAGGTGGTTTTCGTCCCTTGCGTTAGTTATCATACCTTGAGATTTTATTTTTTTCTCAAAAAACTCAATAGCCTCAATAACTTTTTGAATTTCTGTTTTTTCTTTCATTTTTATAGGTTTTAATAATTAAAATTTATTTGTCTAAAATAGTGAACGTTGAACCGTCTGTAACTATGTAACAATTCAAAAGATTGCAAAACTGTCTGATAAAATTTATAGACGGCCTTTCCTTTGAGTAGATTGACTGGACACTAACATTTAACTTTTTTGCCAGGTAATTAACATCCTTACCTTTTTCGCTCAGATAACTAAGCATTGATTGTTTAAAATTCATTTTTATAAATTTTTGGTTGATTGAATAATAACTTTAACGGCACTAAAGTAAAAAAGTTATTTGAATGTGCAAAAATAATTTAAAAATAAATATTGTTTTTTTTCGATTGATACAACAAAGCTGAGTTTTACACCTTATTATAATACCTCAAATAACGGCTAATTTATTGGCCAATTTTTTTGACCAATCTTAAAACAAAAAGTTTATAAAAGGATCGTATTTAAAACATAAATTTTGAAAAAATAAGAACTTAAATACTGGCAGCCTAAAATAAAGCATAAACAAATTATTCTAAATGTTACCATCAACTTGCAAAATAATATTTAACACTTTTGAATTGCAAATTAAAACTATCAAAATGCAATCAAAACACAAATTATACAGCAACAACTACTTTTTCTTAGGGGTACTACAAAAACTTGATGTATTCTGAAAAATTTTTTTGTGTCTGAGCGACAACGCTGAAATCCTGCCCAAAATCCAGGCGAAATGTTTTGATGGGAAATTTGAACGAACTAAAACTTTTTTTGAGTATTTCTTGCTCACTAATTATCTTATTCCTTACTTCAATTCACAATATACACTACTGCCTCTTACAATTCTCTGACTGCTGATATATGCAATAATCATAAGCCTCTCTATAGGTCAAGAATATGAGAGATAAAGGCTGTTTGCTTTTAATATCATAGATCATATAAGCCTGTTCAGAGTATGTATTGCTCCACAAATCACCTCTATCACTAATTGCTTCTATAATGTAGAAATGCTTTTCATTACCCTTTACTTCTCCATACACTCTTACTTCCAAATCTTCTTCAAATGGCCACTCCAAATTAACCAGAACCTTCTTCTTCATTGTCTTGCAATATATTTTGTTAAACAACCTATAACTCTTACTGACTATCATATTAATACAAATAAAAAAAGGGATGCTAATGCACCCCTTCTAACCAACCTTAAAACCTATAAATGAAAAAAAAGTTAAAAGCAATTTTATGTATTCAAAAACCATTACCCCTCCCCCTATTAAAACGCTGACCTAATAACATCTACTATCATCTGTTTGTTTAGTGGAACTAATCCATCCTCCCTGCGAATATAAGGAATTAATGGAGAACTTTGTAAATTATCTAAAAATGTTTTTGTCGCATGACAGCTTACGCATAACCCAATCAGATTCTCTTCATTCCATCTACTACCTCCCTTAACTAATGGTATAACGTGATCTAATGCACCTCTACTTCCCTTGCCTATAAATGTTTCATCCAAACAAGCAGCACAAAAGACTTGCTGATGCCTCAGCATTACACTATACTTCTTCCACTTATTAGTAGCATAAAAACTATCATTAGCATTAGTCTTTTTAGTGAACCTTTGTTTCTTTGGCTTTCTCTTAAAGTTAGGCATCTATAATTATTTGACACAGTACCATACCATTCTTTCTAAATGATGGATCAATCCCCCAGTATATTCCCTTATCATTACTCAAACCAATCAAACACAACTTATAAGCATCTCTCATGTCTTGGTTTGCTCTTCCAATTACTTCGTGGTTTCTTTCTTCTACTTCCATCTCAAACCTATTCTGATTCCACTTCTCCCCCTTTTCTTTTGGACTTACATTGTGGATACAAGATTCAACAAACAACTCCATACAAAAGTCATAAGTTATTTGGCTACAAGCTTGATTCTGCCCCACATTACGAGCAATCTTAGCCAATACACTTTTACTGGATCTGTAATTAAACATATTATTTTGTAGATAACTATTCTCTATTGTGATTGCTATTGGATGGTATCTAACATTAAGTAAGAATCTTAAAAAGTCTTTGTAAGTAGTAAACTGTGTAAATTCAACTTTCACTTTTAGGCTTTTCTTCTTTTTCGTTCCACTCATCATTGAAGTAGACGAAATCCTGTTTCTCCTTTGTATTGCTCTGTGATTTCGAGGATTCTTTGCTCATATATTTTTGTGTTTTTATCCCATAATTCAAATGTTGGAGAATGTGGCCTAAATCGTCTAATAATACAATCGCAATTCTTAAAGTCTGGATGGAAGTAAATAAAATCCCACCAACTTCTACCTGTAATATATAAACACCATTGCACCTGGGCAAAGTAAGACTTGTCTATATCCATTGTAGTCATATAACGCACATATTCTTTACCCATTGGGCATTTAATCTCTACTCCTCCATCATCACCGACTAATCCATCTGGACTGCACCCAAACAAAATACCTTGACTTATATACCCTACATCATTAATTACATTATTAGTAATCTCTTCATACCTTTTTTTTGCTATTGGTTCTAAGTCATGACCCCTCTGTTGAGCATCATTCTTTAGTTCTACGACATCTTCTACTCCATTAAGTAACTCATGTACCTTTTGGTACATCATAGTATATGCTCCTGCTCCAAGTCCATCCTCACTCTTACCTTTCACTAATAAAGTAGAAGAAGAAGTACCACCAATCCTACCTGCTCTCATCTCATGCCACTCTTGTGTGTTTTGTAGTATGTCGTAGTGATAGGTTATTTCTCCCTTATGATTCTTTGATTGTACTTTCATATTTTTCTATTGTTTTAAATATACTATATACTACTTGCGGAACTATTGCGTTACCGTATCCTTTGATTGATTCTCTTCGCCATTTAGAAAAGGTAATTCCGTCCAATTCGGTGGAAATCCCATCATCTCCGCCACAAATCGGGGATTGAGTTGGGAAGTTTTCCCAATCGCATCTGGAGTTCCATTTATTATCCTTGCTGTTTGTTCTAACTGAAGACCCATTTTCTGACCTTTCTTTGTTATGTTCTGTCCATTGGTCAACGTTCTGTACCCCTTGTAATCCCTTGCCGCTAGTGTCGGTAACATTTGTGCTATTGTGTAAGCATTGAGATTGCTTTGTATTTTCTTCGTTCTGTTCAAGTCCTGATTTGGAATTCTTCGGTCTTCCATTACTGTCGGTGTCGGTAACATTCCCATTATTTGTTCCGATAAATTCCCCGGTGGTACTGTTTTTCTGCCTATGCTCTCTCGATATTTTTTCCTTTTCTCCATCCCCTCCTCTGACCGATTTGATATATCCATTACTGTTGGAGTGAGCAACAAACCAGACTCTGTCCCTTTTGTGTGGTGCGTTTTTTGATGAAGCTGGAAGTATGTACGGTTGTACTTCGTAACCTTTATCTTCCAAATCAACGCACACCTCTTCGAATACCACTCCTCCGTTCCAATTAGTAAGTCCGAGAACGTTTTCGCCCACAATCCAATCTGGGGCAATCTCTTGAATGAGTCTAAGCATTTCTGGCCATAGATGGCGTTCATCCTCTTTCCCCTTTCGTTGTCCTGCTGCACTATAGGGTTGGCAAGGGAATCCTCCTGTGAGTATGATTTTGTCATCTCTCCATTCTTTTCCCCACCTTCTTGTAAGTTCATCATTAATTGTTTCATAAGTAAGTGTTTTTACATCTTTGTGATGATAAGCATTTGGCCAGTAGTAGTTTAGTATTTTATTTGGAAACTCTTCTATCTCGCAAGTTACAACAGGAGTCCATCCCATCCAAGAAGCAGCTAACTCAAATCCACCAATACCACTAAATAATGATATAAGTTTCATTTTAATAATCTTTTATACAGAATACTTCTCTTAATACTTCAATACTAATCTCGTAAGCTACTGCACTTACACTTTGATGTTTCTCAGCCTCTTCTTTTAACTTAATAAATCTATCAATAGATGTCTTAGCTAAACTTTGAGAATACTCTTGGGCAAATTTTAATAAGTCTTTTTCATTCATTTTATTAGATTTTAAAAATTAAACTATAAACTAAACGCTTTTATTGTGTACTTAAATGGATTGTTTTCTATGTTCTTTACTTGATGTAGCATCTGATGTGCAATCTCTCTAATCTCTTTCTGAGCATCCTGTTTATTCCTTAAAGATAAGAAATGATAGAAACTTCTCCAATTAAACATAACATCCATAGTTATCTGACTATTCATCGTCTTATAAAACCTTGCACTTTCCTTTGCTCGTTTCCTGCCTAAATGTGGAGTAAGGATGTCTATAATCTTATGATAATACTGATTTGCTTCTTTGGTAAATCTTATTAAATCTTCTTGTAAAAATAGTGGCCAATCTGGAGGAATATACATCTTATCTTCTTTCAACTCTTTGTACCTTGCACTCTCGCCATTAATTGAAACAGCGACTCTATGCTTTAAAAGATGTATGTGAGATGCTTGATCAACAGTAACCAAGAAATGTAATGATGATTTTTCAAAGGGTGTGTGATGACCTTGATCAGCTAACATAGATAACAGTTGAGGTATTCTCTCTTTCTTATCATCAGTTAAATCTCTACTGGTTGATGTCCAGGCTGATTGTGCGTGTGTAATGTCAGAGCCATAATGTCCTATTAATTCTACTGTGTTTTTCATATTGTAGTCATTTTTGCCATTTTGTCAAGTTATTGGCATTTTTTAGTTGACTTTTTTTTACATTTGTCTTAATTCCATTTTTACATCTATCCAATATTTAACAGTCAAATCATCTGTAATCCAATTAGCTATGTCTTTATATGGCACTCGCATCAAGACTTCATCAGCACATATCAACGCATTTTTAATAGCGATGGATGTACAAAGTACCTCGTAACCACAGTCAGTATCTTCAGCCATCAGAATGTTTTTGAATTGGTTTACTAAATCTTCTGCTTTTTCTTTTGGTGTCATAAAACTTTAATTAATTCATTTACTTTTTTAATTCTTTTTCTAAATATCTAAACAAACTTTCTATACTATAACATATAGGATTGCCGTTTTCATCAAATGCACCATACTTTAAATAATCTCCTTTATCAACTTCTTCAAGAACTCCATCCTCTTTAGCCTTATATGTTTTATTTACACTCCAATCCTTCTCCCCCCATTGAGATTCATATATAAACCAAGATACCCATTCCCAACCATCTTCTCCATAATGAGAGATAATAAATGAAGATATAAGTTCTTCTGCGTGATTATCAAGAGAGTGAGGCCCTTCTGAAACAGATTCAACACCAAAATCACAATGTGCATCTATATTAGATAGAAATTTCTTATAACTCATTAATGTTTTTTCAAATAATTCGTAATTCATATTATTATAATTTAGATTAATAGTCAGGACAGGATTTGAACCTGTAACTTTGTCGGATAACTCTTTTATAAGCAACGGTTGATGTGATCGTCCGCCACTGTCCTTGCGTTTACCAATTTCGCCACCTGACTAATTTTAATTTTAACTTTTTTTTGGTGTCATATTACATTGCTTCTAAATATGAATAATAATGGTCATAATACAAATCAAACAGCGCTTGTGCCTGTTTTGTATAACTCGTATAACCGTTTTTTTCTCTAGTGTAGATTATATCGTAATCTACTAACTGTTCTTTAACTCGTATGTCTGCAAGTTCAGACGCTAACTCTATTATATTAATTGTCTTTTCCATACTTTTTATTAATATATGTACCATCTTCTTCACACTCATTACCTTCTGCATCTTCAAATCCAATTAAGTAATAAGTACAGTCTGTACCATATTTATCATTATCATATTCGTCTTTTGTTATGACTATGTCTTCTGCACCTAATCTTACATAGACTTCTGTTGCTTTATCTTTTAGTATCATAATTCTTTAATTAATTCATTTACCTTTTTAATTTTTTACAACTTCATAGAGCGGTTGGTATTGGCTACCTTCATTTAAGTGCTTACAGCTGATTGCACCTAAACCTGACTCTCAGTTACACGCATGGCTAACGCAGCTTATTGTGATATTTAGCTTAACCACTCTAATCCGTTGATGGTGTTAACACCTTAGCTTAAAAATATCTTCATAGTCTTACCTCCATCTTGCAGTTGTAGTTCTATAGCATTAAAATCACCCAACGATTTATGTAATGACAATAATCTACCAATACTCCTATCGTTATGAGCGTGATTAATAACTTCTAACCTTGTAATCTTTTTCTCATCTATCATCTTACCTTTATCTTCTGTTTTTTGTTTTAATGTCATAGTTCTATATTTTGCTCTATTGTTAATTCGTTAATTTTATCCCTTACTTCTTGATAAGCATTGTATTTTTCTTCAGATACATCCTCTTCTGGATACTTAATCTTGCCCCTCAACCATTGATCCAAATTAAACAAAATGTGATGATATGCAGAAGCATCTACTGCCATCCTATACTCTTCATAATCTTGTGGTAGTTTAAACTTTAATGTTGCTTTCATTTTACTGTATTTTAATTATATATCCTCATCCTTGATGTCATCTACTATCTCATACAAAGCATCTATAATCATCTCATCAGTTATTTGAGAGGGTACTTCATTGTGAATGCGAATTATGTCAAGTGATTCTTCTGATGGATAACCAGGATCTCCATTTCTCATATAACTTCTTCCTGCATCATAGTAATACGAAAATGTAACGTCTACCTCATAATATTCATTTTCATGGCAAACTCCAACATCTACTCTTTTTTGCATTTGCATCTTTTTAAATTTTAATAGTGAAAAAAAAGTGGGAGTCTAAGACCCCCACAATACATAATAAAACCTTAAAAACAAAAACTAATGACACTAAAACTCTTTACTTACTTTGGGGAGTTGTACTCCAATCAAAACGCAAAAGATTGTAAAAAAGTATCTACTAAACAAAGTCCATCCCCTATAATTAAAATTATTCTCAATGAAGCCTACAATAAGATAGCATCCAAGACTACAGATAATAAATACTAATACTGCGATAATTAATTGCTTTAAACTTATCATAAGCTTTCAATTTTTTTCCTTTGTGAATCAGATAATTTGTGTCCTTTCAACGTGAGCAAAGTTTCTTTAGTGATACTGCCACTCTTAATCATGCTGATAGCCTCCTGCAATTGCTCGTCAGTAACTCCCTCACTCTTTTTAGTCACAGTAGCCTTACTCTTAAACACTTGACCATCATTATCATCATGACCCACTAATAGGTTAAACATAGCCACTAAAGAATAACGCTTCAAATAAGTAATGTACGATCCTAACTTCTGAACATCTGTATTATCTGGAATCACCCACTCACTATTTACATAAGTGCTACTATCGTTATCCGTTACTACTAACATAAGGTGTTGCTTAAACGAATGCTCACATACAAAGCCTTTAAAATGTACTGTAAGATTGTGTTCCGTAAGATGTGGTTGTAGAGCAGTCATAATATCCTGCACATACAATGAGTAAGTGTTTTTGAGGAAAGGATTTTTCCCTGTTTCTTTAATGGCTATCATCTTACTCTGAATAATGCCAATTTTCTTTTCTACTTCCATTATACTGTCTTTAGATGAATAATGATACTTAAACTATATGCAAGTCTATATTATTGTGTAAGTAGTGTAAAATTTCTTTAATTATCATTTTTTCTTGCTTATCCGTAGCTTCTTCAACCATTTCTGTTAACTTATGCACTTCTGATGTTTCTACGTCTAACAAATTAGCTACTCTCATGTGAGGGTATTTAATTAAGAAGAACATATATACTGCACCCTTACATATATTAGATAAGTGTTCCTTCTCATTGTAATCTCCAACGTGAGGGCATTCTGCTAATAACTCGTAAAAGTCAGCACGAAATTGATGGTTAAAAAGGTATGTCTTCTCCTCCCCTTTGATTGTTATTGTCATTATCTGATTTTTTGTTTAGTGTTCGCAATTGGTTTGCAATAATCTCTTGAGCCTTAACGCTCTGTCCATCCTTATTCGTGTATTCATTCGTACTAATCTTTCCTTGTATCAAAACTAAATCTCCCACTTCAAACTTGTAGTTCTTATTAAACATCTTACAATTGTGCCATACAGTTTTATCCTGCCATTCACCACTCTTATCCTTGTAGTTTTCCGTAGTGGCTACTGAGAAAGCAGTTACTGTTTCACTTTTACTGTCATAGATTTTGCCAACCCTTCCAATGAGCATTACTTGATTTAACATTTTTTATAAATTTGATTAATGATTCTTTCTTGTAAAACTTAAAGCGATGTTTACCTACTCCACTAATCGGCCTAAAATACTCTGGATATTCTTTGATCCAGTTTGTGAACGACCTAACACTAAAACCAGTATAGTAAGACATCTCTTTTATTGTCAACATATCTGGCAATTTATCTTTAGCCTCTTTATAACTTTCTGACATCTCTTAAAGAGTTTACGCTAATATACCCATAAGCCTTATTATATGCAACTAATTTCTCATCTTTCATCATGACCGTCCATATAACTTTCTTCTTACCTACAGGAACAACTATTTGATCTCCCTCTTTTAATTCAGACATATCTCGTAATTTATCATTGAATCTGGATTATTGTATCTAATGTTTTGTATCATATCCTGCACCCCAAAATACTTGGCTAAATTAGCTATAATTACACCATAATTACTACATCCCCCAACAACATCGTAATTCATAGCCTCATCTAAGTATTCTATAAGTATGTGACAAATCTCTTTGTTTACGTTATAGGGCAATTCAATATTTTCAACTAAATCTTCTAAAGTATCTAATATCTCCATTATCATAAAGTAGTCATCATTACTTGTGCAAAACAACTTCATCTTATTAGTCTTGGCTAATTTGATTTTGTAGAGTGCTTTTGATTTTTGCTTTTCCATACTAATAGTGTTTTTCGATGTAATTATAAATCTTAGATAACCTTAACCTATCCTTTTTATCCCTACTGCTTTCTACTCTTTGTACTATTGCCCTAACTCCTGCAACACTCATTCTAACGTGAGTTCCAACTAAATGAAGAGGAAAGTTAAAGATAGTGTGCAAAGAATATATAAAGATGTTCCTCCACGCATAGCAGACTTTATCATCTCTATTATTGTTAGTCATCCATTCATTTCTGTGTATTCCTGTAATATCTTCTATTGCTTTACAACACAAGTCTACATATTCAACACTTATTTCCTTTTGTTCTTGACTATTAAAGTCATCGTAATCAATGTTAAAATCTAATAATCTCATTTTGTACTGTTTTAGTTAATCTCTTGTATTCTACTTCTTTTAAAGTCATAGTCGCAAGGTATCTTTTTAAACGCATCTCCATGTCTATTCTTAGTAATGTATATGTCTGTCCTATTGACTAAGCTATCTCCAGTTGCAGGATCTTCTAATATATCTATAGCCTCATACCTCCAGGGGAACGCAATAAAATCTGCATCTTGCTCTAACTGGCCACTACCTCTTAAATCACTACTTTTAGGAAACGACCTTCCCCCCTTATCACTATCTCTACTCATCTGGCTAATACCCACGCAACATATTTTATTGTTTAATGCTAATCTTTTTATCTCTGTACTCAATTGGCTTATCTGCTCTAATGTATTCGCTCCAGGCATATTTATTAATTGAACATAATCAAACACTACTACTTTAATGCCATACTTCCTAATCTTTCTCTGGACATCATCTTTAATCTGATACCACTTATTCTTATTGTCCACAATAAACAAGGGTAACTCATATAACTCTTCACTAAATTTAGTCAAAAATTCTAATTCATCCTTACTCATATCACCACTAATTTGCCTCTTATAACTTATTCCAGTAGCAATATTGGCTAACTTAGCAATCAATTCAGTAGCAGTCATTTCTAAAGAATAAAATAATACAGGAACTCCCTGTCTAACTAAATCATAAGCCTCTTGGATCATTAGTGAAGTCTTACCCATTCCTGGTCTTGCAGCTATGACATTAAACCTACCTTCTCTATAGCCACCCATAATTTTATTAAACTTATTCAACTCAGTCATAACCACTCCACCCTCTTCTCTAATAGTATAGTTATTGTTTATATCATCTATGTAAGTTCTAAACTGACTATAGCGATATGTAACATCAGTATTAAAGCCTCCATCTAATTCAACTTGTTTCTTTTCTAAGGCTATACGAGCCTCTTCTACGCCACTTCCCTTCTCAATCATATCTAACGTAGCCTTGAGATATAACACCTCCTCATCTCTCCTGTAATCGCTTATAAAGTCCTCTGCAATACCCACAAAGTCTGCTACTACTTCAGAGCCTAATTGAATGCTCTCAAAGTTAAACATCACATCAGCGAAGCTTACTTCTTTATTGTCAGCGTACTTGTTAAATATAAATTGTGCAACTTCTGGATAGACTTTAAACATATTTGCACTAAGGGAAACTTCCTCTAACCAACTATTGTCATCTAATATCGTTTGCAGGAGGAGAAGTTCTTTCTTTTGATTCATTTGTTTTTTGTTTTAGGTTGTCGTATATATAGTAGAATTGTAATAACTCTTTATTCTCTTCTAAGAACTGCTCTGTATTTGGCCAACTTCTCACATACATATCACTAACAACATCCATGTCCTTGAGCCACTTACACAGTTCTAAATGCTCTAACTCATACTGTCTTAACGTGTCCTTTAGCCAATTACTTTTCTTGGGTTTATCTTTCTTTAATTTTAAGTGATCTGTTATATTCAACTTCCCTTTCATAATTACCCAATTTTACATAAAAAGTAAATTCTTTTTTACACATTATTACATAATTGTCATAAACACTTAACGTAAACTCTTTCTTTTTATTGTGGTAAACTAAGTCAAACATTTGATAAATGTAATATTTCAACAAGTCTACTGATGGAATGCCCCATGTAACACAATCATTTTCATAATCTATGGGGAACTGGACTGCACTTTCTTTAATCTCTTGTATTGCTTTCCTGTGGTTTAATTTACTAAATAGACTTGTAAATAATTGCATCTTACTCATAATGATAGTTTAGTGGCTATTAATGCACCCTTTACACTTTCACTATACTCTGCAATGCTTTCTATGTTTTCCTCAGTCAACTTGCATCCATTTAATCTTAGACAAGCAATCTTAGTGGAAATATATGTGCAATAAGTAGCATTCTTTAGTTTATCCTTAGTAATGTAGATTGTAGGCTTTTCTCCCTCTTCTATGTAATTAATCTCTGGATTAACTACAATGACAAATGCGTGATAATCTATAGTCTTCATATTGTTTCAAATCTATTTATAACTGGTCTTGCTACATTCTCTTTCTTTGGGAAGATTCCACTCCATTCATTAATCATAGTCTGCTCTACTGCTTTTTTTAATTCTTCTACACTATACTTCTTAAACATATTAATTAAGTGAGTAACTGACTTTAACTCTTTAAACTTCTTCTTTTGTGATTTTGGACTAATACGATACATTTGTGATCTATAATCTAAATATGAAATCAATAACTTTTTCTTTTCATCCTCCAAGTCAACATCTAATTTCTTTTCTTCTGTCTTATGTACACTAATTAGTTTACTTTCTTTCTGAATTGTGTCATAGAAATTGTAATGTGAGCCTACCATCCTTCCACTCTCATCCTTATCAAATACTCTCACTACATAACCTACATCTTTCAATTCTTTCAAACATTTCCGAATTGCAGCCTCACTTACTTTAGTAGCATTATTACTCATAGCTTTGCTTAACCCATTTAAGCTTACTTCAAAATCTGTGGGTAAACTAATGACATAGATAAGTAAGAATTTGCTCTGCATACTTAAATTCACATTACTTAAAATAGCATTGGGGATAATAGTAAAGTCTTTGTTTACTTTGCTTTTAATTGTCATTTTCTTAGGTTGTATATAAAGTTTAGATAATTGCTAAAGTCAATAACGCATTCGCTAATATTCTCATTAAGGATATTGTCTATCTCTGCTTTATTTTTTTCATAATAAGGGATCAATTCGCATTCATCTCCATTATAGAAGTAAACAAAGTTTTCATCAACAATTTCAATGTCAAAGTTAAGTACAATAGAGGGCAAACGAGTTATTGGTAGATAAGTGTATAGTGGCTTATTGTTACTATAAAACATATCATAAATAATGATGCCATCAAAGATTCTGGTTTTTACTTGTTGTATTTTCATAGTGAGTTAACGCAATTCTAATCATTTTATTTCACAAAACAAAGAGGGGCAGGAAAAATATTCCATACCCCTCACTAAAGACAGTACAAAAGAACTCTCTTACAACCCTTTCCAATACTCAAGCATAGTCTTACCTCCTTCAAATGTACTGCCCAAGAAATGATAAGACAACAAAATACCAACAAACGAATAAGCTACTTTTCCAGAATACTTGTTATCAAGCTTTACATCATTTAATACTTCAACTAACTCTTTAGATTCTTCTACTGACAAGTCTTTTACTTCCGCTACAAATGTAGGAAAATCTTCAATAGCCTCTTGTACCTTAGGATAAGCATCCATAGCAAATCCAAAGAACTTTACTAAATCAAACTTACCCCCCTTCAATGTGCCTTCAAACTTGTCAATAGCTTCTAATAGATCCGTAAGAGTGTCTTTAATTTCTTCTATACCTTTCATGATTTCTTTTTTAAAATTTCTTTAATTTGTTTAACAATAGCATCAATAATAGTCAAAATAGTTATGACCTTATCAATAGTTATTTTTTGTTTAGCCATCACTTTTGATTTTGCAAGTGAAATATTACTTCTTCCATTACTTTAGTATTCTTTTCAATAAGCACATTGCTCTTGACTGCATTTTCTTTATAGCATTCAACTATTTCTTTTTCAAGAGCAGTAAGTCGATCATTCATGCGATTATATTGATTCCACAAAGTATATGCCATAGCTGTCATCATTCCAAACATAACAACTACTGCAAATCCATTGCTTTTAACAATTCGTTCAAATACTGGTACAATGTTGTCGTATTTCATATCTAATCTATTTTTCGCATTATTACTTTGTTCCCCTCTGATTCGATTACAAAGAAATCAGAAATCAGCTCCTTGTTCCAGTAATCTCTGAAATCAATTACGTCATTAAACAAGGTCTGAACCTTAAATCTATTTTCGGTGTATATTAACATCTTACCTGTTCTGCCATTTTCTATTGGTTCTCCTTGCATTGTGGTTTCGGTTACGTTCATTAGCCTATCTACCTCCAACCAAATTATATCGCCTCCATTAATTCGTGCTATCCATCTACCTTCAAATCCATCTCCAAATTTTAGCCTTGTTTTTACAAAGAAGCCGTATCCTTCCATTTCTCTGATTATATCGTTTACAGGAGCATACAACCTTGAGAGTTTTTCTCGCTTCATTAATCGAGCTGCGTCCAACCAATTAAGGTTTTCGTTTCGATAAATCAAATTAAATGCGTATTCGCTTACTTGCGTGGAATCCATTACTTTGTCAATCGCCTCGAATGTCATTACTCCTGTGTTTGGAAGTATTTTTGATTCATAGACTATAAATACTTGTGAGTCTAATGTACCTGTGGTTTCTTCTATCGTGAACGTGAATGGTACATAATAAATTGAATCAGGTACTTGGCTTTTTAATGCTTTTGAGAATAGGACTATAATTATAAACATCACTACCTCTAATGCTTGTCTGAATGTGAATGCAGTTTTCATATTTAGTTATTTTCTAAAATTGTTAATCTGTTGCTTAATTCTGTTATTAGTGTTTTTAGTGTTTCTATTTCTGTTGCTTGAGATTCTATGATGGCTTGTTGTTCTTGAATTGCTTTGGTTAGGACAGGAATTAAATCTGTAATTGCTAAAGATTTTGTGCCATCTTCTGCAGTTGTTACCATATTCGGTATTATTTCTTCTACTTCTTGTGCAATAAATCCTATATTAATTCTATCTCCATAATCTTCA